TATATAACAAACCTGTATCTGTTATAGATTTATTTTTAGGTTCAGGCTCAACATTAATTGCTTGTGAAAAAACTAAAAGAATATGTTATGGTATGGAACTAGACCCTAAATATTGTGATACCATAATACAAAGATGGCAAAACTTTACAGGAAAAGAAGCAATACATGAGCAAACAGGAAAACGATATAACGAACTCTAAAGCTGGTCGTCCTAAAAAGGAACTAGACGCAGAACAGGTGTATAAATTAGCACTAATGCATTGTTCTATGCAAGAGATGGCTGATTTCTTTAAGGTAGATGTTAAGACATTAAGAACTAATTATTCCCAAGAAATAACAAAAGGAAAAGCAGAAGGTAAAATAAGACTTAGGAAGAAGCAATTTGAAGTGGCTGAGAAGGGCAATGTTAGTATGCTTATTTGGCTCGGAAAACAGGTACTAGGTCAATCAGATGGTCAAACAGGAGATGATTATGAAGCTTTACCTTTAGCAGATATATTATAATAAGATTACATGGCTAAATACAAAGGTAGATCAGTTAGTTTAAATAAACCTTTTAGAACTCCAAGTGCATCTAAGAAGTTTGGAGTCTATGTCAAAGATAATAGATCAGGTAAAGTTAAGATAGTTAGATTTGGTGCTAAGGGCATGAGTATCAAGAAGAATATTCCAGCAAGACAGAAATCTTTTATGGCAAGATTTAGACCTATATTAGCGAAGGTAAAAGGACAAAAGAGTTTATCACCAGCTTATTGGGCAGTTAAATCATGGCGCAAAGGTTTCAAAGTATGATTAAGTTTTTTTTATTTATGCACATAATGGTAGCTGATCCTAACAATAATATTCCTAAAGTTTATGACTTTTGGTTTGAAGACCATGAACTAAGATATTTTGCGACAGAAAAAGATTGTAAAAGCAAAGGTAATGAAATAATGAAATGGGCAAGGCAATCTATGGAAGATAAAAAATTAACAGTATTAGACACTTGGTTTGAGTGTATAGGAGTAACTAAAGGTGAAAAAACATCATTTAATTATAAACCTAGAGGACATAAAGAACTATGACCTTACTGCTAGACAAGAAATATCTAACAAAAGTTTCTTCTATGAAGCTAAAACTATCTTGCTGTATGGACACTATTTTAAACAAAGCAAAGAAGATATTGAGAAACAAGTCTTCACGAGCAATAGCAATCATCATTATGATTTGGTTGTTGTTAATAATTTGTTGGAGCATTTACCTTTAGAATATTTAGGTATAGCTATTAAGGATATATTTAGTTATTCAAGCAAACACGTAATGATAATATTAAACTTTAAATCAGATTTATTTAAACCAATCATTAAACAATTAAGCAAATACCCTAGACACAGTTTCTATTTTAATTCCTAATGTACGACATCTATTTAGAACAAGCTAAGTTACTACATCAGAATGAGAAGAAATGGCGAGGTACAACAGTAAGGCAATATATCCCTGAGATTAATAAATTACGCAAAGAATATAACTTAGAAACTATGTTAGATTATGGTTGTGGTAAAGCACAGTACCATGATGCAAGTTGGAACGCAGTTAAGTATGATCCAGCTATACCTGAATTTAGTACTAAGCCAACTAGTAGATTTGATTTAGTTATAAGCACAGATGTACTAGAGCATATTCCTGAAGAACACATTGACGACATAATTGCAGATATTTTTAGTTACTCAGATAGATGGGTATTTGTTTCTGTATGTTGTAGAGAAGCTAGAGAAGTATTACCTAATGGTATGAACGCACACGCAACAGTTAAACCTGAAAGTTGGTGGCAAGATAAATTTAACAAATATAAGAATTACAAATTAGTATTTACTGGTTAATGTTTGATCCATTTAGTTACATGAATGATAAGGATTTACTTGTCATAGGTAATGCTGTCATAGACAAAGAACCTGATTACTCAAAGTATAATTGCATAGTCAGAATGAATCTTGGAATTAAAACAAAACCATGAGATGTATGGATTGATAACTTAGTGAATAAAGCACATGAGTTTTTAGGAGATGTACCTGAGTTTAAAAACATTATAAGACTTAATGCAGAAAAAGATGGTAAGCGAATGAATCGTATGCCACAAGAAATTAAACCTCATGCTTGGCTATGGAACTCAAACGAATATAATTTTATGTGCAGAGAGTTAGGTTATTATAGACCTACTACAGGACTTGTAGCTATCTATTGGATACTAAATAATATTAAGTTTAAGTCTATGACTGTTACAGGTTATGACTTCTTTAAAACACCTAATAGATATACAATGGAAGTTCACGCAACATCTAAGACTTATGTCTATCCATCACATGATATTAGACAAGATGAGTATTGGATTATGAAATGGAATGAAGAAGGCAAGTATGCCATTATCTGAACCACAAAGAGAAGTTATAGCTTCTGATAAAAGATTTAGAGTTCTAATTACAGGAAGAAGATTTGGTAAGACACATCTATGTATGATGGAGTTATTACGTAAAGGTAGAGATAATCCTAATGGTAAAATCTTTTATGTTAGTCCAACCTACAGAATGTCTAAAGAGATTATGTGGAAGAATCTTAAAAAGACAATTAAGTTTTTACGTTGGGATAAATACATTAACGAAACAGAACTAACAGTTGTATTAAGAAATAATTGTCAGATAAGTTTAAAGGGTGCAGATAAATCAGCAGATAATTTGCGAGGAGTAGGACTTAACTTCTTAGTCTTAGATGAGTTTGCAGATATACCACAAGAAGCATGGAGTGAAGTATTACGTCCTACTATTTCTGATAAACACGTACAAGGTTCAGTATTATTTGTTGGTACACCTAAGGGCTTTGGTAACTGGTCTTATGAGATGTATCAGAAGGGAAAGTCAGGTGATCCTGAATGGGCTAGTTGGAGATATACAACAATAGAAGGTGGGCAAGTAGAAGCACATGAGATTGAACAAGCTAAAAAAGATTTAGATGAGAGAAGTTTTAGACAAGAGTATTTAGCTTCTTTTGAAACCTATACAGGAGTTGTTTATTATAACTTTGATAGAGAGCAGAATGTTAAGCCAGTTACATATGATGCTAATAATATTATTCATGTTGGACTAGACTTTAATATAGACCCAATGAGTGCTTGTTTATTCCATATTAAGAATGGAGTATCTATGTTCTTTGATGAGATCGTTATTTATTCTAGTAATACAGAAGAGTTTATTGACGAATTGCTTAGACGATACCCTAAGAATAAGATTGTTATTTATCCTGACCCAGCTTGTAGGCAAAGGAAAACTTCTGCTGGTGGACGTACTGATTTAACACTATTGCAAAATGCTGGACTTAATGTTAAATGTAAAATTACTCATGCTCTAGTTAGAGATCGGATTAACTCGGTGAACTCAAGATTGAAGAATTTTGATGGTGTTAGAAATATATTGATTGATCCTTCTTGCAAAAACCTTATTAATAGTTTAACGAAACAAATGTATAAAGAAGGAACGAATATTCCTGAGAAAAGTGGATTTGACCATATGACTGACGCATTAGGTTATGCTATTGAGTACATCTTCCCTATCTCTAGTAATCTTCCACCTTCTAAACCAATGAGATTTAGCTAATGGCATATTCAAGACAACAAATTTTAGATCAACACGAACATTACTCCGCATTTTCAGAAAGATGGCAATATTTTATCAGATCATTTTTGGGCGGTGAAGAATACAAACAAGGACGATACTTACAAGAGTATAATTTAGAATTAGAATCAGAACTATATAAACGATTACAATTCACTCCACTAGATAATCATTGTAGAAATATCGTTCACATCTACTCATCATTTTTATTTAGAGTTAAACCAGTTAGAGAATTAGGTAGCTTAGAACAAGATCAAACTGTTCCTATGTTTCTTGATGATGCTGATTTAGAAGGCCGATCTTATGAGGCCTTACTACAAGAGATGCAAAGCTATGCTTCTATCTACGGACATTGTTGGTTAATCATGGACAAACCTAACTCTAATGCAAGAACAAGAGCAGAAGAATTACAACAAGAGATTAGACCTTATATAAACATTTATACACCTGAGAATGTTATTGATTGGAATTACTCAAGAGCAAGTTCAGGCAAATACTATTTAGATTACTTAAAAGTTAGAGAACACTCTGACTCTAAAAAAGAGATATATCGTATTTGGTATGTAGATAGAATTGATACTGTAGAATTATCTAAGATTAGCACAAGTGAACCTAAATTAATTGATTCACAACCTAATGCTATTGGTAATATTCCAGCAGTTATTTTATACAATCAAAGATCACCAATGAGAGCAATCGGTATATCTGATTTGACGGACATAGCTGACTTACAAAGATCAATCTATAATGAGTTATCTGAGATAGAACAATTAATCAGATTATCTAA